TTTGATACGTGAAGAACTTCAGAATCTAGAAGGTAAACTTCTTTACCCCGATATCGGTACGTAAACATGGCGGGAACCAATGCTTTGCCGCATGAATCACAGCCCTGAGGTACTTCTGAAGCAGTACTTTCCCGATGGATATAGCAAACGTAATGTAGTGCCTTAGGGACACCTGTGGACTTATCTAAGTCATATTCTATAAGAGCGGGATTCAGCCTTTCTACGGAAATAACCTTAGACCGGATTTTATCGCCATAGTCTTTATATTCTTTGGCAAAATAAATAAACCCGTCGTCAATTGTGTTGACATCCCACCAAAATTCTCGTAGAACATCTTCTAAACTTTGATCGAAGACGTTACAGTCTTTAGTGAAAGCTTGGAGTTGCTTGTACTGGTCGGTATCAGGCTCTACTAAAGCTTCTGGACTATCTTTGTACGCACAACCGTCTGTGGTACAAGCTTCTGGCTTATTTTTATACTCTACAGAACAACTAGTACACTTAACAGCAAAAGCAGGTCGCCAAGTTACGCCTCGGCGGAAAATTTCTGAAATAATATGGTTAACAGGAGATCTAACTTCTTCAACAGATTGGGAAATCTGCTGAATATCCTGAATCATATGCTGCCTAAAGGCAGCTTGCTGTTGAACCCAAACGTTTACTACTTGGTCTACCCCAAAAGTTGGGTTTCTGTAAGTTTCTCCGCTTTTGTTTAGTAGAGATTGTTGCCCCATCGTATTGAGGAGGTTACTAAGCTCATATTCCTTTTGGGCTAATGATCCCGCTTCGGGAGCAAAATCATTAAGCGTTAGTCGTCCTGCCATTTACCACCTTGTCGATCTGACTTTGACCTGTGATTTGTGTGAGGGCATTTATAGCTGCTAGCGTCACTTGCGATTGATCTGATAATTGTTCCTTCACGATTAAAGGTTCGCTAGATTCAGGATTTTTTGTTCTAGCTAATTCTAGTTGTTCCTTAAGAGTTCGTACAGTAGCTTCAGAAACCGATAATTGTTCCTGAACTTCCGTTAGTGCCTCTTCGGGAACTCCCCCAAACATATGTTCAAGCAAATTTAATTCTTCGGCTGCTCTTACGACTTCAATCATACCCGCCATAGGCAGTATGGTCATAGCCTTATGTTCGTCCGGTATCTCGTCCTCAGCTTGGAGATTTTCAAGGGACTTATCCCAGGTATCTAAAATTCTCCAAACATGACTACCTTCATCATACTTTACTGCGAACTGAGAAACTCGTTGTCTCAATTGCTCTCCTGCTGGCATAATAGCCTCCTTATCTAATCGGACATGCTCCCGATTCACACGCTTCGTCCATAAGTTCAGTTTCTATTTCAACTTTTTCGTATTTGGATAACAGGGACGGATCAAACTCTTTAAATCCGGCACTAATATTATTATACTCCTCTTCGGTAATTTCTTCATAGGGAGCCAACTCGTAAGTGCCTCCATCGTGGGATAAAAAAGAAGCTCCCATCCACTTATCCCAATTTTCCCAAGCTAATTCTTTAGCCAAATCCCACTCATTCTCTTTAACAGTCATCGTTATCGAAGTATTGTGGTCGGTATAATTGTCTTGAAATTGAAAATACGTATCCATTTGATCTGCTAGTGATACATCATTTTTAGTATCTGTACTACTAGATTTAACGGGGAAGTCAATAACCAACGTCCTAGCATTATTCATTTGTTCTTCGAAATTGTCGCCGGGTGTCCCCACTTCTGGAGAAATGGGCCAGTCCAGATCTTGAATGACTTGCACCAGAGGGTCTATCGAACTAATACGCATACGCCGTATATAGTACGGGCTGTGCGACATATGAATTCCTGCCGATACTCCTCCCGCTACTAAACTAAGAGTTCCCTCTGGTTTCACAGTTGTTACCAGTAAGGGTGAGTTGACCCGTAATTCAGCGGCATACCTTACAGCTTCTTTATTAGCTGTTTCCCTTAAGAGTTGCAAAATAGAATTTTGTTTCCTCTTATTATATGATACAGCAGAAAACGCATCTTTGACACCAGTTAGGGATGTTCCTAGCAATCTATCTCGTTGTTGGACATCATTCCACGAAGGCAACTCTAAATCTACCAACGTCATTCGTAACCCCGCCCTAGCGGACATTTTTTGCGCTTCTAACAACCCCTCAACGTCCAAATCTCCATCTTGTACGAAAGCAGACATATTTACCGTGGTTAAATTACAAACCCCGTGGGTATCCAACAAAATCTCCCCACACGGGTTGGTTCCCACAGCATTCGGTCGCCTTCTAGATGCCTCCTCCTCATTAAAGAATCCAGGCTCCCCTTCGTACCTCATCATATCAAAAACCATATCTAAATATTTTTTATCTGGTTGAGTCGAGAAGACTATAGAATTATTAGACATCCTACGATGATCTAACCCCTCTCTAGAATTTTGACCCTTTTCTAATTTTATGGAATCCCACCACTCAGGTTTTTCACCTATCTCTTCTAGGCGATTACCCAATCTACGATGTGCCTTGAACTGCTCATCAGTCCAAAGACCATTTATAGCATATTTAGCCAATAACGCCTCATAATCATTATCCCCCATCAAAAATATCTCTGCGGTACGCCTTACCCCTCCAACTACCACGTTATTTCCAATTAAATTCCCAATATCTAGTATATGAATAGGGCGCACCTTGTAGTACCCTTGATAGGCTCTTTGTAAGGGAGCAAGGGAGGGGTCAATTTGGTTAGTCAGAACTTGGTGAAAACCCTCGAACATTTCTCTAAGCGGTTCAGGTCCTGAGGCAGTTCCACCAAACGTCTTTAACTTTTCCCCTCTGGGACGAACTGAATTATAATCGAATTTAACTGTTTTGATATGCTCATATTCATGGGTAGTTAAAATTTCCAAAAATAGTCGTAAAGCCTCAACCCAACCTTCTTTAGAATCTCCAATATAAATCTTAGCATACCCTTGTTCTAAATCTATCCATTTAGTATGCTCTAATCGTTTTTCAGGGGGAGCGGGAATATAGTCATCATGTAATACTTCTATATTAGCTCTAATGGGGGGGAGTTGTTCTGCCATTTCAGGGGTACATTTAAACCCTACCCCTGTACCCACTAATAGTAGATAAAATAAGTCTGCCAAGTCGCTCCATTTTTCTATAGCCGTAAAGGAGCAATTATAATTGGCTAGTGGGTACTTATCCGCAACATGGTTTTCTCCACCACCAATCCACAGAGTTCTACCACTAACAAATTGCTTGGTATTGTACATAGAATCAAAAAGGTATTCAGCCTCTTTATTCAAAGCAGCTAAGTCGGGTATATAGCCTATTTTAACCATGTGGCTGTACGCTAGACCCACATTATACTCCACAGCCCTTTTACAGGCTTCTAGCCAGGTTTCCCGCCTACCCAATTGATTAGAAAATCGCGAATATGTTCTATAAAATACAAAAGTTCCCATAGGACTTAAAGGAGACTCTTTTTGTTCGTATTTATCTATAAAATCGGGGGAAAGCTTAATGGGGGTATGTGCGTCATGATCGTGGTAGTGGGGGAGGTCTTCGGTTTGGGTAGATTGGGCAATAGATGTCGTCACAGATAACTCCTATACAGATTCTTCGCCGTACATTTCAACGGATTTAGCGTAAATATTGCCCAGCGCAGCGGTCAGCTCTTCGTCTTGTGGCATGTCTTCATTATACGCTGAATGTTCGGATATTGGGTCTTGTTTTTCAGCGAATGTTCCACTGAAAACTTGAGCATCCCCAACTCCTGTATAAGACGACGGACCTTCTAGTTTATCCGCTGCTAAACAAGCCAATCCTATACTCCAAAAAGAGTCCCCGTGACCATTCGGAGTCTCTGCTGCGTATAAGTCCCTGTTTACCACCAAAATTTGCTCTTTCTGCACAGCGTCGGGTATTAAGTGGAGTTTTTCGCTAACAACGTAATGTTCAAATTTTGTAGCCATATTATTTTTGGCTCTACGGGTAAAGTGCATCAAATCCCACTTTCTATTCAATCCCCTTAAATGTCGTATTCGTTCAGTGTTCTCTTTATCACTTAATCCTTGCTCATTGTCGGTTTGCAAGCCTCTTTCTTCCAACGCCCTATCGGTGTTATCTATAAAACCTTTATCTATTTGGAAATTAGTCGCTACTTGGTTCAAAATATCGACTTGAGCCTGATAGGACATTCCTCTAATAAATTCATGATAAAGCTGGACAATATGCCCGTCAGTTTTACGTTTACCAAATATAGCTAAATGGGCGGGGTGGCGACGTTTACCTACGTCATATCCGGCTACAACCCATTCATAATCCTCCGTCAAATCTTCAACGTGGTCCAACGTCCTTCTATATACTTTTAAGGACTCATCCTCACATTTTTGAATTTCCTCTTCCGTAAAATACCCGTCGGTTCCGAAATGGGGTTGTAACATGTATTCTGAAGCAAATGAACTACGATTACTTTTCTTATACGCCTCTAGCCATTCTTTATCCCTAATTTCGGGGGCTAGGACATGCCTTCCTGGAACAGGATCAAAAGCTGGAAGCACTACACTATTAAATTTATCGTCGCCTATTAAAGTCGCTAACAGGTCACCTGGAGCCATTGGGGTTCCCACCACAACAGTCGGAGTTCCGGGATTCGGAATAGGCATCAACGCCCTGAAGAACAAATCTTTAATTTTGGGGAGTTCACCGGGGTCTATAGGAGAATTAGCGTCCTTCAAAATATCGTCAACTACCATTCCCGCATTAGTATGTAACCCCCGTTTGAATTGAGTTACTCCTGCCATTTCTACCCGGACAATCCCCCCATCTGCGGTCTGATATCGTATGGAGTTATCTGCGCCCCTAGCCAAATCTCTCGTAAACCACT